GTGCCGCCGCTTGTGCCGCGGTTATCTTGGTATTGTTTTCCCGCGCAATGGTGTCGGCTTCCATCAAAAGTTTGGTGCGTTCCCGAATACCAAGCACCATATTTAAGGTTGCGGCTTCCGCCTCATGGCGTGTGATTGATTTGCCTTGGCTTTCAATGAAACTATCAAGCGCGCTTTTCTGGCCAAGCACGCTTGTATTGGCATCGTCCGTCGCCTTGCCAAATTTCTTGTAAGCAAAAAGAATATCATCAATATATTGCGGCAACTTGCCGAGCGTATATTTAAATGTCGCTTCCAGTTCGGCTAGTTTTTGTTTGTTGGTTTCAATCGCCTCATCACCGCGCCTTAGCGCATCCCGCCATTCGTCCGCGGTGCCAACAACGGCCCGCATAATGTCTTTTGCCGCCCCGAAAACGCGCAAAAAGTTTTCCCAATATTGGGCATAGCGTTGGATTTCCTGCAAATCTTGTTCGGTAATCAGATTGTTTATAATCGTGGTTAGAAAGCCGCCCTCTTTTGCGGCTCCCACAAACATTGTCGCAATCTTGTTAAGCGCGGGCAGTAACGCTTCCGCAATCCGCAACGCAAGCGCATCATGGGTTGCGTGTATCTTTTTCAGTGTGTCGTTGAATTGCTGTGCGCGTCCCGCCGTTTCGGTGCTAATGACAATCCCAAGCTTGCGGGCTTCCTCCGTCATGCCCGCAATGCCGGTCCTGCCTTCATTCAGTAGCGGGATAAGGTCCGCGCCGGATTTACCAAAGATGCGGATGGCCATTGCGGTTTTTGTCGCGCCGTCATCCATCTTTGAAAACTTTTCGGCCACATCGCCAAACACCGCTTCCGTGCTTCGGATGTTGCCGCCAGCGTCCGTGACCGAAATGCCTAACGCCTTGAAATTTTTTGCCGCCTCGCCGGTTGGGTCAACCGCGCCCGAAAGCATCGCCTTTGAAAGTTTGCCCAATCCCTTGCTAAGACTTTCAAAACTCACATCGGCCAAGTTGGCCGCGTATTTCAACGCCGATAAAGTCTCAACCGGAATGCCAAATTTTTGGGATGCTTTGCCCAACTCATCGGCGCTATCAATCATCCGCTTTATGTCATAGACAAAAGCGGTAGCCGCCGCGGCAATGCCCAACCGCTTGGCCAGCGTAGAAAATTGATTTCCAAATGAATTGAGTTGGCCGGTTGCGTCTTTAATCCCGCTTGAAAACGCCGCGGTATCAAGACCCAACAAAACCCGTAGTGCGCCAACAATGCTGTCAGCCATGCCGGATGCTCATTGTTTGTAAATCACCTTGCCGCCCGTCGCTTGCACCCAATTTTTCAACCCCTCCAATTGGCTTTCCAAGGTTTGCGGTGTTTCCTTTTTCACAAACAACGCTTGTAGTTGCGGAAGTTTTTTTGTTCGGTGCAAACCCGCGGTGTGCCATGCCAGCCATGCCCGGTCATTGTGTTGCATGGCGCGACGGTCGTTGAAGGCTTCCCATGTCACTTGAAGCGTGCGCGGCGTTTGGTCCCAAAAAGCATCATGGTCATAGCCAAGCAAAAGCCAACGTTTTAGGAGTTCATCCCAATCCGTTGCACTTTCGCTTTCGTAGGGCGCGCTTGTTCCGACCCACCGTCAGGCTTTGCCATCGCCGCGTTGAACGCTTCCAAGAATATTTCGGCAACGCGCGACGGGCCAACCTCATCCATCAAATCGCCAACGTCATCCTCCGTCATTTGGTGCTGGCGATATAGTCCGGCCCAAAAAATTAGCCGCGCATCCGCGGCACCCAAATCCTCAAATCGCTCTTTGATAAATTTGCCCCATGTTTGGCCGGTCTTGTGTTCGATCAAAGCTTGCGCGTTGGTGCCAAGCTTGAAGGTGAAGCTTTGCCCGCGCGCCTCAAAGTAAACCTCACCCTTTGCGGGGTTGCTCATGGTCGTTCCCTCCGTCATGTGATGGTCAATGGCCCCGGCGCGCCCGACACCCGGAATTTGGCTGACGCTGAAATCAGATCGCCAACCGAAACGCCAACCTCAACCCCGGTTAAATAAGCGTTGAAAACAAGTTGCGTGCCGTCCGGCAAGATAATGCGGCGCGGCTTGATGGTTGTATCGTCCAACTCGTTGAGCAACGCTTGATATGTCGTCTTGTAAAAATTGCACTCAACGGAAACATCACCGGCATTTTTTAATCCGGTCAAGACTTCCCGCCACTCATCCGGTGCGCATTCGTGGCCAGCATCAATTATGTCGCGCGACAACGGCGGAAGGGTTAGCGCCTTGACTTCCGCCAAAGCGGACCACGTGACCGGGCTGTTGTTGTCACCGGTTTGGAATAGGGTGCCCCACCCGATGACGGCATTGCTTCGGGTCATGGTGCCGGTGACGGGATGGTGATGGTCTGCGCACCGCCAACCTTGAAGGTGCAGGTTGCCGTCATGCGGTCATCAATCGGGGAAGCCGTTTCATAGCCCTTGACCACACCAAGGAATTGCCACGTTGTGCCGTTCGGCCAAGTGATAAGCACCGGCACGCGCGTCCCGGCTTGCTGCAATCCCATCAACAGGATTTCCGTGGTGCTGCCGGGAATGCGGTTCATGCCAACCGATGCTTCGCCCGGTTCAATCAAGCCGGGGATATATTCCCGCGTGCGGCTGTCGGATATGAAATGCGTGGCTTCCACATCGTCCGTTTGCGCATTGGGCGGCGTGACTTCGGTCACTTCCGCAAGTTGCGTGTAGATTGGCGGTGAACCAGTGTCACCAACGGCAACGGTTGTCCCGTAGCCAATAATTGCGCGTGTCGCGGTCATAGCGATTTCCTTTCATTAGTGGTGTTTGACTTCGGGAAGCACCGCGGCCCGTGGGCGGCGGAATTTACTTGCTCATCGCCTTGGCAATCATGCGCGCTTGCTTTGCCGCGATGCGTTTAACTGCTTTGTCTATTTGCTCTTTTAGTTCCGACTTCATCAAATCCAACGCTTGCGTTTTATGCGCATCCCACGCGGGCCGCATGAACGGTTTAGGCGCGATGTGTTTGGTGCCGTACTCAAAGCCGTAGAATGCCGCCCGTGTCGGACCAACGGCGGCAACGCCGGATGTGATTGACGGGTCATCGCTACCGGTTGCGGCGTTGGCCGCGTGCGCCGCTTCGCCCGCTTCCGCCCGCGTTGCGCCCGATTTCATCGCGTCCGCATAGGCTTGCCGCCCCGCGCTTCCGCCGCTGGCAAACTTGATTTTTGAAACCACTATGCTTGGCCGGATGCGGCGCACTTTACACAACACCGTTGCGGTGTTGATGATCGGGATTGCCGCAAAAGCTATTGCCCGCCGTATGGTGTTCTTTGCCGTCGCCTTCGGCAATTCCTTCAAGGCTTCCTCTAATTCTTTCAACCCTTCGACTTCGATTGTTTTTGTGACTTGCGGCATTAGCTGTTGCGGTCCTCATACCAAACGGAATAGTCCCGGCTCATGCGGTGCATCTGCGCAACGCCGTCATAATCATCGCGGCCATCAATCAAAAAGATGGCTTGCACATTCACATAGTCGGGCGGGGCAAATTGAATTTGTCCGGCAAAGCCGCCCAAGCATTCCTTGACTAGATCGGCCAGCACTTGCGCGCTGTCGATTGATTGTGCCCATGCATCGAATTGAAAGCGTGCGGCAATCAAGCCGCTTGGCCCGTCCATCTTGTAGCTTTCCAATTCGGTGATGCGCGTATAGGTAACGCTATCCCGCGTTTCACCTTGCGGCATAAGCACCGGGAACACGCGGCCATTCACGATGGCGTTGATGCTGGCATTGCTTGTCAGCAATTCCGCCAAGCCAAAGCGTACATCAACGAGTGTCAATGTAATTCGTCCTGACGTACCGCGGTGATGATGCGCAAGCCCTCACGCCGCCCGACTTCCTGCACCGTGATAATGTCATAGATTTTGTTGCCAGCCGGGTCCGGTGGCGAGTTTGCGGAAGCCGGATAAACAACCCGGTCAAGCGGTGTCAGGTCCGCAATCACCGATGCCCAACGCACCGTAAAGGCAAATTGCCCGCGCGCAACAAATTGCTCGCCGGTAAATCGTTCATCGCCTTGCACTGGCGCGATTGACGCGGGCCGCGTTGATAGCGTCACCCATGTTTCGTGCGGTTCACCCGATGGCGATTGCGTGACCGTTGCCCGCTGAATAACAACCATCCTGTCAAGCGTGCCGCCCCTCATCGGATTAACCGCCACAAGGTGCCGTCAACCAATTCACGCTCATTGAATTGGCAATAGGCCAACGAGTGCAACCATTTTTCGCGTTCGGGATAAACCGGATTTTCAATTTGCGTGAAGTCGGTTTGCCCAACCAACGCCGCGGCGCACATTTTATCAACAAAGACCGGGCAACCCATCACAACGCTTTCAACCGCGGCAATGCTGCCGTGCGCAACAAGGCAATGGGCGTCTTTCAATTCATCATAGAGTGGCACTTTGCTTTCCTTGTCGCGCACGATGATTGGCCTATCCGTGTGTTGCTTTAAAAACGCAAGCGTCCGCTTTATCCATTGCGGGTCAGAAAACAAATTCCAGTAGTCCGGCAAGGTATCAATCAACAAGATGTGCTTGCCGCCTTTGCGCCACGGCTTCACTTCCTTTTCAAGTTTCAGAAACTTCCAACGGTCATCCGGCACATCGTGGATTGCGTCCATTTGCGGTTTGTTGATGTGCCACCGGTAGTAGCCACCGGGAATGCCCATATCACTTCCCTTGGGCAACCACGTCGCAAACACGCGGCGCAAATAACCACGGTCCCAATAAATGAATGTGCGCCCGCTCGCTTTCCACTTTTCGTAATACGGTTTTAGAAACGGGTTGCACCCGCAAATCGGCACAATGTCATCCGGCAAATCATCAAGCCGCTTGGGGTCATCGCGCACAACCCGCCCAACTTTTACCCCGATTTCCTCAAACAATTTTTGTTTGAATTTGCGCAATCCGGGCGGGATGAACAACGCAACCTTGGCGTGGTCAATCAAATGCAAGTCTCCAATTGGCTTGCACCCACGGGATGCCGCCAAAGTTTGCGGGCTTACGCCAACCGATAAAGGCGATGATGCGTGCGTTGGGCGGCAAGTCTTTACCTACCCAATAAGGCCAACCCGGCTTTTGAAATCCGTAAACGCCGCTTTGTTGTCCCGGCTTCCAGCCCGCCGCCTTGGGCAGTTTATGAAAGACCCAAGCTTGGTCATCCGGGTAATCGTGGCACGGTATGGTGGCGGCTTTCGCAAGCGTAAAATCCTGCCACACTTCCGCGTGATGCCCCGCCTTCAACATCATCACGCTACAATTAAATGGATTTGGGTTGACCGCGTTCACGCCTTGCAGAATTACAAACGTTTCCACCCGGTTAAAAATTTGGTCAACAACGCCGCAAATCACTAGGTCAAGATCGAGTGAAACAATGGTGCCGTTAAATCCGTGCTGGCGTTGCCATTCCGGGTCAAACATTCGCAAGCGGCAAAAACACGGCGCTCCAATCAAGTCAGGGTCCGCAATCGGCTTGACTTCGATTGGCGGCGGAAGCTTTAGCGCCCTGTCAGAAAATACAACAAAGCGGTGCTTACCCGCCCGGTAATTTCGCCGCACGCCAAAGGCCAATTTGCCAACATC